GAGGCTCCTCTTCAGGCTGCTGCCCTAGTAAAGCCTCGCTACGTCTCTGAACAAAGTCAGACGCAGATATATTTTGTTGGTCCACTGATTCTGGTTCAGCCTCAGCGATGGCTGTGTTGATTTCATCTTCCATAACTGTTTCCACTATTTACGCCTAGCGATTGCGTAAAATTATAGTAGCACAGCTTACAAAAAATCTTTGTGTCTTTTTTCTAGTTTTTTTGAATCAACCATTTGCAAAATCTGATCATAGGTTATTATCCTACCAGATATTTGCTGAAGCTGCTCTGTTGGAGCCTCGTGCATATCTCCTATGCACTCCTCACGCAAAGCTGATATTACATTTATGAAACGAGCAAAAGACTCGTGGTTGTGTAGTGACTGTATGTCTTTTTCTAAACTCACTGAGCCATGTTTTGGGTTTGAACTCCACCCATCTGGGCAGGTGCTGTACCAATTCTACCTATTTGGGCATTCTCAGCTTGCTGCATAGAGAACTGATATTGTCCCATATACTTTTGCAAACGAGCTGAAAACGCTTGGTCAGTTTGCATACGTTGGGCAATATCCGGCTGTTGAGTGTACTGCTGAATAATTTGCATAGCAGTTTGAGCACCGTTAGGACGTGCTGGCATTTCAATGCCTGCATAAATTTTTGATAAGTCATCTGTAATATCTTTAAGCATTTGCTGCTGGGCAGCTTCTGCTGGTTGAAGAACGCTATCAGCTAAGACCGGATCTACGCTCCCAGCAATTAGCGTTACTAAATTATCTACGTTTATTCTTCCGTTGCGATCCAACTGAAGCAAAGAAATCATTGAGTTTAGTTTGTTCTCTTGCTTTTCGGGATCAGTGTTTTGAACATCATAGGAGATTGTTATGTCAAAGCTTTCATCTGGATTGCCCTTGCTAAACATCTGGGGATCTGGAACACCAGTAACTTGGAAGAAAATACTGTCTGGACCAAAACGCTGAAAGCACTTGTAGCACATCGCTATTACGCTTGAGCAATGTGTTAAAAATTTGTCTACCAAGAACTGTTGTCTTATCTGACTAACCGGACCCTCACGATCTAAACCAACAAGCCTGTCCGCCTGAGCCTCTTGGGTTTTCTCCATTTCAACCGATCCTTGGTTGTAGACAGGTGTAGGACCAAATTCAAAGTCTCCTTTGCGTCGATATGGTATCATACGACCAGGACCCCAATCTGTAGGGGCTTGTCCCACTGGGTGCATTATTGGTGGCACAGTAGAAAGACTGTTCCTATCAATACGGCTATCACGCTCAACCTTTACTTGGTTCTGTATTCCACGCAATAAATCGGGAACCGTCATTGTGTCGTAAAGCCTTTTGCTATCTTCAGATAGCTTAGTTACGACTACAGGATATTCTTCATACCCATTCAACAACTCAAATTTTGCATAACCCGGTATACCCGGCATCCCACTGAACTCGCGATGGAACACCGTACAGTATATGCCCTCGGAGCCATCTTCTTTGTCTATGAGTCTTTGGTAACCGTAAACAATTTCTATTAGTTCTTCAGCTTCATAAGCATTGTCTGTAAGGCTCAAAGAACGCCTTCCCTCTTGCTCACGCTCAATAGAATCTATGTTTACTCCTCTGTAACGATCAATAACGTGTTCTACAAAATTTTCATCCCACCCGTCTGTAATAATTTTGTTTTGCAACTCCTGCGGAGTGTAATACGTTTTCCAGAAACAATATGGAGCACGTTGTGGATCTGTGACATATGGAGGAAAGATAAAATCTCCATCTGGGGCTAATGTTTTTACTTCTGGTGCATTTACTTGTCGTCTAACTATTGGCAACTCAGCACTGCCAGTTTCTTGCAAATCCTTTAGGGCTTTCTTAGCTCTTGCTTCAGTAACTCCCTGAAAACTGTTTTGAAGCATTGCTATAACATCATCATCAGCTTCACCCTCTGATATTAATTCCGCTAAAGCTGGATCAATGGAAGCTATTTGTTGCAAACTCAAACGCTGAAGAAACGATCTGTCCTCCATGTGCCAACCAACATAGGTAATAAGAATGCCACGCTCCAACATGTAGTTGGCTCCTAGTTCCATCTCTTCTTTGAAGCGAGGAATGTAACCACTCTTGATCATCCATTTCAAAAAATTTGTAACCACTTTGCTTCTGGCAACGTCGCTAACTTCTACGGGGAACGCCCTAATATTTGCCCTGTTCATGGCAGACAAAAACAAAGAAACCAATCTGGTTATGCGTTCATCTATGACATGGCTTTCCATGTCCGAAGCTCCTTCCCAAGGGAAAGCGTCTGCTCCGTGCTTGCGTAAATCCCTGCTCTTGCCGGGCCACCAGTTACGGCGATCATCGTAACTACTTCTGCATAAATCAAAATATGCCTCAAGTTCAGTTATTGATTGATCGTAAGCGTAGCGTAAGGATGTGATGTCGGGATCGTCACTAACGTAGGTTAGTGACTCAGAAATTGAATCGCTTTGCATTTAATTTGTTTTTAACGTTGTACAGAATGTGATGACAGAATTGTTGGTTCACTCCTATCCTATCACACAAATCTTTGTTTTTGAGGGGGTAGCGGTTTTTATAGTCAGCTATTGAACAAAATATCTCCCAAGCGATAAAGCGATCAATTTGCTCACCCACCCACTTGCGGTCTAGTGTAATGTCATTTGATATATCTGTATGACACTCCGGTTGCATCTTCAATAGCTTCTATGCCTACATTTTTACCAACTAAGACTTTTTTTAATTTTCTTGGCACACAAACCGGAACTCGTGATTCAATCTCTTTTATGTAAGCATATACATATCTTGGGTTTGCAGCAGGTTTCAGAACGTATCCCCTATAATGTTTCGGCACTATTTCTGGAATATCGACAGCTCTTCTTAATATTTCTTGGCCATCTTCATTGATCCATAAGGCTTTGCCTCCACGGCCTGTCATCATCGACGCACAAAGCTTTGATTTTGCCAAAGTGATTAACTCATCTACTTCAGCCCCAAGTTCATCAGCCAACAACCCAATCCTAACCTTTGGCATCAATACCCTCCCCTTGATCTGCTTGTTGCTAACAAGCTTCTGTTTTCCATATGGTCCGGTCCCTCTCCTCCATTGGCCATTCGTAAATAGCGTATTAAGTCAAAGAAATCCTTAAGTGCCTCATCAGCTTTACCTTGTGAATTGTAGTTTAACAAACTGTCAATCAAATTTCCACACTCTCTATGTATGTAACACATAGGTCTATTAATAGCATCTATTGGCTCATTGGGATTATATGTAAACCACTCGTCAACTGCACTGATGCCAAGCTCCTCCATACGCCCATCAGATGGGTGAAACAACATCCCATATTCATCAAACAACATAAACAAATCTTCATTATTGTCATTCTCCCTAGCAAAATACCGGGAGTCACCGATGCGTTCAAAAACATCTATACCAAGATCTTCCTCAATCTCTTGGAACAACTCAGCATACCCTTCCACATTTAACCCTAGCTTTTTAGTTGCAGGTCCAAGCTTCCACTTTGGATCTCCAAACATAGCCCATTCCCCATAAGTGTCTCGGTCAGGCCATTCTCTGCGTATGTAAACATAACCATTCTTGTCTACCGCAGCCCAGATGGCAGTGAAGTTACGAGCCCCAGCAGGGTCAACCACTTGGTAACAGGTAAACCTATTCTTGTCAGATATGTCAGGAAAAGACATTCCATACTTATTGGGCTCTTTACCAAGAACATTTACCTCAGTGTTAAAAAGAGGAAGCAGCGATGTTACGCTTTTGACAGGAACACCATAAGCACGGACCAATATTTCTTCTTGTGGCCGGTCCCGCAAATCCTTGGCTATACGATCATAACCGCCAAAAGGGTTTTCATCAGAATGTAGGTAGACTACGGAGGCATCCCTTTGGGGGCTATACTGCTGTACAGGCAACTCCTTGTTCAACAACTCAGCCCTTCTTGTCCTCAAAGTTTGGGAGCCCTTCAGATATTCCGCTATAAATGGGGTATATCCATTGATGGGAGTGAAAGCTATTAACATCTTGGAGTTCCTAGTAGCTAACCTAAAACGTAAAGTGTTTATCAATGCGTCATCACCAAGATATTCATCTAACCAAGTTCCTATGTTCAACCTGCTTCCAGACCTAAACCCGAACTCAAAACCCTCCAAGATTGTTTGGTTATTGGAAAACTGGGTGTAGGTTTTGAAATCTACCCTAGTCCTAGTATCAGGAAAGATGAAGCTGCTACCAGTGAACCCATTCTGCATTGAGTAGTTTATGTAGCCCTCAACACTCTTAGTCTTCTTCTTGAACTCCTTGGGCATCATCTCCCACACCGCAGCTTGCTGCACCTTTACGCTGGTGTCAGCGTTCTGGGAAAAACAAACAACATGACCATCTGGGTTTTTTATAACGCTCTCCATAACAATTTTGGCACAGCCAGTAGTTTTACCGCTACGGTTTCCCCCAAGGCACAGACACTCGTTGTATGTTCCTAGTCCATCTTTTATACGCTCCCAGCCATCTAGGTTAAACCCATGCCTTACCGGATCTTGCTCAGAAGCCTCTATACGGCCCTCATGGGCCTCGTGCAGCTCCTTTAGCATCTTGGGGTAGTTCTCCCCCAAGAACACTATCTCTTCATCTGTAGGAGGCTTTAATATTGGATGATCGCTAAACTCAATCATTCCGGGAAAAAATCATTTAAGTCCTTCATGGCTGAAGCATTAACCAATGCTAAAAAACAAGACATTTGATCTTCTAAGTCAGGATCAAATCCCCGACTAAAGGTGTCATACTCAAAGCCATTCTTACCCATAGAGGCTACCAAAAACACCTCCCATTCTGGGTTTATGGTATCCAATGATTTCTCAACTAGCTGAATGTTTCTGTTCATTATAAAATTCTGTTTATGTCATGCCTTATTGGCTTAGAAGTAAAAGGTTTTGTTTCAATCGGAACAATCTCATGTTCTAGCCTATGGCAGTTGGCACATAACAAATCACACTTCTCTAGCTCTCTTAAAAAAACATTTTTACTGCTTACCGCTTTTCTAAAATTCTCAGATATTTTAAATTTTTTAACACCCCTAGCATGATGACAATCAAACTGAATGGGCCTACCCTCAAATCCACACCTAGAGCATTTCCACTTCCCAAAATGGGTTTTAATTAACTTATTTCTTTGGGTTCTTGCTATACTATTAATACATTTTCTGCATCTAGGTTTATACCTCTTCTTGCCCCCTTGTCGGCCGTTGCTGTGAAACTCCTTAAATAACAGGTATTTGCCACAGTTTTTACACTTCTTGATCATTGAAATTAAGAATCATTATTAATAACCACCTCTGCTTTCTTCATATTAGCCAAACGCTTCTTGGCAGCTTTTACAGTGGCATCATAGTCCTCTTGGCTTACCACCTTACGCTCCTCAACAATTGTACTAGCTTCTCCCCTGAATGTGTTACTACCCTTTTCCGCTTTCTCCAACGCAACCGCTAATGGCAACAAGTCTTTGAAACTAGCTTTTATTTCACCAGACTCCATTCTCTCTCTTAGCTTTTCTATCAAATCCTCCTCTAACGAGGATAGTTCTAAGAATGCCCGTCCCCTTATCTTGCTACCCAACTGTTTCCACTTGCCCGTGAAGTCGGCATAGTCCAACAAGACGTTTACAATTGTTTCACGCTTGAGCCCATACTTGGTTCTCATCTTGGTCTGAGTCACCCCAGTAGCGTGTAAGTACAATATCTCCGCAACCTTTTCGGGGTTACTCTTAGACAAGACACTATTATTCTTAGGATTGTGTTCTTGGATCTCTAAAATTCCCTCCCGAATAGAGTCTATGAGTTCCTCCTTAGCATCCATTTGCCCATCCACCTACGCTATAAGCCCTTATCCGTCAATATTTTTTAGAGGGCTAGTAGATGATATATATATATAATAGTCCCGCCCCCGCGACCCCCGCCTCCTTCGGTGCCGGTCGGCAGCTTTACGCGTAACACGCACGCTACTACGCCTGGGCTACGCGTACTCATCCTTTTTCTTTGGTCGATGGGCAAAACATTCCACAGACCCAATTGACAACCGGCCATACAAGGTCCGCTTCAAAACTTTTTTTCCCTCTGTGACTCGGTCGTCTTTCAACTTTTTACTTGCAAATCTTTTTCTGAAGTTGAATATTATTTGAATGAGTATGAAAAAAGATATTCACAATATTGCGATCCAATGCATTTCCGCGCCGTTGAAAGATCGGCCGGCTATTGCAAGACAAGCGGGCGAACTACTTGC